TAGCGGAGATATGGTTTGGTGTGACCTTGATTACAATGAGCAGTCAGGCATTATGACTGTGACTGTTCCACAATCGTTTTTAGATAGCGCAGCTTACCCTGTTTTTGTTGACCCTGATTTTGGCTACACTACGCTTGCGGGTACTCAGTTATCAGTTAACTCTACTGTTAAAAATAATTGCATAAGCGAATCAGTTAATCATCATGCAGCGAGTGCGAACGAGCAAATTGATGATTTTACAGTTGGCACTGGTAGCAACGGCGCAGGCGTGGGAGATTATGAGGTAGGCGCTTATGATATGGGTACAGGTAATACACCGGATGGCGCTACGCTTTTAGGCACCGGTAGTATCAGTGTAACGGCGGGATCATCTAAGGCATGGCGCACAACAAGCGCAGTAAACCTATCATTAACAAGCGGCAATAATTACGCCGTCGCTATGGGTTTAACTGATAAAAGCGCGGGTAATATTTATCTGTATTATGATACAACAAGCGTAGACGCAAATAATAAAATGGCGCGATCAGCAGATACAGACAATTTAGACGCAACATACAGCACGGAAGGCACTAATAGCTATATTTATAGCATGTATGGCACTGTTAGCACTACGGGCGGCGTTACAGAAATACCGCCGACTTTACACGGAATAGACTATCAACACGCGACGATTAAAGCGTCTCGATTGGGTGGGGAACTTGAGCAATGAGAATACCAAGCGGCGTTACCGATCAATATATTTATTTTGTAGCAGTAGACGCTACAGATTACGCAACAAGAGAAACGGGATTAAGTAGTTTTACCGTGTATCGCTCAAGAAACGGCGCAGCGGCGGCAGCAATGACAACGCCGACGATTAACGAAACAGACTCTACAAATATGCCGGGCGTTTATGAGTTGCTACTCGATGAAGATATGACAATAGGCGCGGGAAATGATTCTGAGGAAATGGTTTTTCACATAACGGCGACCGGAATGGCTCCGGTTACTAGAACTATTGAGCTATACAGACCTAAAATAACAGCGGGTAATACGCTAACAGTTGAGAGTGACGGGGATTTAACTCAAGTAAATACACTTGCAGGTCATACTGCGCAAACCGGCGATAGCTTTGCGCGACTCGGAGCGCCGGCGGGTGCAAGCGTGAGCGCAGATATAGCAACTATAGATACTAATGTTGATGGCGTTAAAACAAAAACCGACAGTTTGACATTTACAGTCTCGAATCAAGTGGACGCGAACGCTATCGCTATCAGTGGAGATACAGCGGCAGCAGACAATTTAGAGGCCACTTATGACGGTACAGGTTATACCAATGATGAAGCGCCAGCAAAACAATCACAGCTATCAAGTATTGCAAATGTTGGTAGTGCAGTGCATAAACCTGCAAGCAGCTACACACTAACTACAGGAACGCAATCCGCCAACCTTTACACTGATACCGAAGCGCTAGACGGTGTTAGACATACGCATACGGATGTAACTAACAGCATTGATCTATATTATGAATTTATGATTGGCGGCGGTACTCCTACAAGTGTACAGGTTACGGGATATCTTCAGGGCGGGAATGATAGCCTTGATATACAGGGTTACGATTGGGTATCTTCGAGCTGGAAACAAATTGGCACAATGCAGGGCACTTCAAGCAGTGCTAATCAAGTTTTCAGCTATGACCTATTTGTTGATATGGTCGGCAGCGGTGCAAACGAGGGTAAGGTTAGAGTTAGATTCTACGCTGCAAGCGGTCTATCATCCGCAACACTCGCTATTGATCAGATTTTTGCTGCATTCTCTCAGGGTTCCGAGGGTTACGATAACGGCGCGGTGTGGTTTGACTCAAATGCAAGCAATACAGGAACAGAAGTTAACATTGACGGAACGGCAAGAAATCCAGTTTCGACAAGCGCGGCTCTTTTGTCATTATTGGCATCAACTAATCTTAAAAAAATAGAGGTTGTGCCAGGCTCTACATTAACGCTAGGCGCAGCTTATGAGGGGTATGTTATTAATGGTAACGGCGCAGTGTTGGCGCTCAATAGCCAAAATATAGGCGGCTCTATTTTTAGTAGATTTTCAAGCGTTTCAGGCGTTGGCACCACGTCAGCTAACCAAGCATTTTTTGAAGATTGTATTTTTGCCACAACTACAGTACCGCCCTCTATAATGCAGCAATGCGGATTTGGCGCTACTGTTACAGTCGGTTCAGCTGGTGATTTAACTGTTATAGATGGATATTCTACGGTGGCGGGATCAGGCTCGCCTACTTTCACCAAAACGGCAGGTCAGGCAATTACCGCAGAATATAGGCGATTCAGTGGTGGACTAACTCAATCAGGGTTACAATCAGGCGATACCCTAACAATAGGCGGCCCCGATATGGGCACTATTGAGCTGAACGGGGCGGATGCCGCTGTAGAGATAAGAGGTGTTAATAAAGGGGTTACTAATAATCTAACTGGCTCGCCCACTGTTAACAATAATTCAATAAAAGCATCAGAGGTGTCAGATATTTTAGGTGATACCGTTGACCTACAATCAAGGGTGCCTTCTGCCTTAGTCGGCGGCAGAATGGATTCAAATATGTCAGCTATAAATAATGACAACACAGCAGCGGTAAATCTAAGTAAGTCAGCGCTTGGCATTATCTATGGCACTGCTCAAACAGGCACGCTATCAACAACACAGGCAAGCACAGATTTATCAGGTTATAATGATGATCAGTTGATAGGTAGGGTTATAGTATGGACGGGTGGTAACTGCCAAGGTGAGGCCACAGATATAACAGACTATGCCAATACCAATGGTGTGCTAACATTTACAGCATTGACAACGGCACCAGCTAATACTGACCCGTTTGTCATAGTTTAAAGGGGGTGATCATGGTTACACGTTTAGGATTAAGCGCAACAGCACGCGGCCCCTATGGTAGCTTTGCAGGTAAGACAGACGCAAGCGGCGTAGGTGCGTTGATCATGATGTTATTAATGGAGCATTATTCTGGGGGTAGGATTCTATGAGCAAACAGATAAAAGAGGGTTCTACTGATGTTAGTGTTAGGATCAGGATCATTGATTCATCGGACGGAACCCCAGAAACAGGTGTAACCTCTGCTTCAGGGGGTTTAGACCTCTGGTATCAAAAAGAGGGGGCTTTACCTGTTGATATAACAGAATCAGACCTAACAGCACTTACAGATGCCCATAGTGATGGAGGTATGAAACATATAAATGATGGTTACTATCGCTTAGACGTTCCTGATGCTGCGTTTACAGCTACCGACTCTGTAATGATTGGCGGGACTGTTACGGGTATGATTGTCATAGGTACAGAGCTGCAAATAGTGGAATATGACCCTAACGACTCGGTTAGATTGGGCCTTACAGCATTACCAAATGCGGCAGCAGATGCAGCAGGAGGTCTCCCCATATCCGATGCAGGTGGGCTAGATTTAGATACTCAACTAGCTAACGCAGTGCCAACAGTGGGCGCAATAAGTGATGGCGTATGGGATGAGGCATTTAGCGGACACACAAGTGCAGGCACGTTTGGGAAACTGGTTAAAAATCTTGGTGAGGGTGTTGTTGCCGCTGATGGCTCTGTAAATGATGTTAGTGCAACTGTTAATACATTTATAACAGATTTAACAGAGACTACAACTAGCCACTATTCAGACCTTACACTAATTTTTACAAGCGGCAATTTGAAAGGGCAAGCAAAACCGATACAATCATATAATGGAACAACTAAAACTATTGTTCTTGATGAGGATTTGACAGAGGCACCTGCTGACACAGACACGTTTTTAATTTTGTCTATGCACGTGCACCCAATAAGCCAAATCGCATCATCTGTGACAGCTGACATTGATGCAAACTCAACACAGTTGGCGGCAATTGTTGCTGATACAAATGAAATTCAAACTGATCTTGCTGACGGTGGGCGCGTTGATCTGTTAGTTGATGGGATAAAAGCGGTAACAGATGCCATACCTGACAGCGGTTCAATGACCTCAATTGCTCAGGCCTCAGCGTTGACAACGGTTGACACGGTTGTGGATGGTATTAAAGCTGTTACTGATTTGTTACCAGATGCGGGTGCTTTGTCATCCATTGCGCAAGCATCAGACTTGGCAACAGTTGACACAAATGTTGATGCTATACTTGTTGACACATCAACGACAATACCGGCACAAATCACAGCGATCAATGCGGCAACTGCAAATGATATACTTTACACACAATTAACTGAAAGCTATGCAGCGGCGGGAGCTGCGCCAACGGTTGCGCAAGCTTTGTTGATGATTCAGCAAATTTTAGGTGATTTTTCAATAACGGGGTCAACGCTTAAAGTTAACAAGCTTGACGGGGTAACAGTTGCAGCAAATTACACGCTTAATGATCCAGTTAATCCAACAGGAAACGCAAGGTCAAGCTGATGGCAATACGCGAAGTTGTAACACGGGGATATGGTAACGGCAATTTTTTAGCATCAATTGCTGAGATTGTCACACGTGGCTACACTATAAACCGCTATGGCACATCAAATGTTAGAAACTCTTTGATAGATTATGCGGGGTTATCTGCGCTTGTTGGTCAGAGAATTTACAGAAACAAATTGCCAGATAATCCTGTTTATCCTTGCATTTTGTATCGAGCAGCAGAAGAGCCTGAAAACACGCTTGCAGGTAGGTCGCACCTGATTCACAGGGTTTATGAGTTTGAGCTATACGGCACAAACTTTGAAGAGCTTGAGCAGGTATCAAGCCAATTGAGGGCGGCGATGATTGACGGGCCTTTTGAAGCTGTTTTAACAGATTTAAACGATGAGCAGTATTATGATGACGCAAGGGTTCATAGCGTGTTTTTGGATTATTCAATTTGGCAATAATGGAGGATAGAAGATGGCAGCATTAACATCACAAGGCGCAGTTTTAAAAAGGGGTGACGGTGGTGGGCCTGAAACATTCACGGCAATCGGTGAGGTCATCGGTATTGGTGGTTTGGGTTCAGGGTCATCAACTGAGATTGATGTAACAAATTTATCAAGCTCAGCAAAAGAGTTTTTGCTTGGCTTAAAAGATGAGGGGTCAATCAGTTTGAGCTTAAACTTAGATACAGCAGACACAATGCAAACAGGTTTAAGAACAGATTGGAGTGCGCAAACTTTACGGAATTTTCAGCTTGATTTAACTGATTCAGGGCCAACAACAATAAGCTTTGCCGCATATGTGCAGACGTTTGCAATTAGCATTGCGGTTGATGACAAGATCAGCTTAGAAGTTAATCTTAGAGTGAGTGGCGCGGCTACTTGGGCATAATTGATTAAAAAGCAAGGGTGAAATCATGGTTGCAACAGAGAAGCAATTGAACATTAATGACATTTTAAATGTTGAGGATTTTAAAACAAAGCGTGTTGATGTGCCAGAATGGGGAGGCTATGTCATCATTCAAACAATGACAGCAGAGGCGCGTGATGCTTATGAGCTTTCACTATTATCAAAAGA